CTTGTCCGCGTGGACGAGTACGGCATCTTGGAGTTTGATTACAACAACCCAAAGCCCAACCAGATCATCTATGCCGATACGGGCGACAATGTTGTGTACGACACCGCCACTGGCACAGTCACCTACACCGTTAGCCCGGCATGGACTACCTCAGCGCTTGTGCTGGCGTGGTTGGGCATTGACGTGGCAACCGCAAACGACACGGCCTTCGTGGCTAAGTGTGTAAGCGCTGCTAACGCTTGGTGCTTCCGTAAACGCCGTGAGGCTGGTTACACCGACTCTGCGTCCACTGTCCCCAGTGCCGATGTCGAACTAGGAACCACCATGTATGCAGCAACGCTTTACCGTGAACGCGGAACTAGCGGTGACGCATACGGCGCTTTTGACGGGATGGGCAACCTCGCTCAACCTGTCACCCTTCACCGCATTATGCAGCTGCTTGGCTGTGGCAGGGCGCAAGTCGCGTGAGTTCATCAGGCATCTTGTACGAGGCTGTCACTGCGTGTAAAACAGCGCTCACAGCACTCAGCCTTGTGCCTATCACAGACCCTCGCAACGCTCGACCATTGTCGGTTCTAATTGAACTTCCAACCGTTGACTCGTTTACATACAACGTGGGCAACATCACTCTTCGACTTCGTGTGCTGGCACCGCCTCCGGGCAATCAAGACGCAGGCGATTACCTGATGCAAATTGCAGATCAAATAATGAACTCACCAATCGCGGTCACGGATCTTCGTCCGGGCCTCGTAACCGTTGGGGGGCAAGACCTGCCTTCCTACGACCTCACCGTTGCCGTAGCCGTACGGCGCAACTAACCAAAAGGAGCCCTCATGGCTACAACAACATTCCTAAGCAATGCCACGATTAACATCACGCAGGGCGCAACCACCACTGACCTTTCAGACCAAGCAAACGCCGTTTCCGTCATGGTCGGCGTTGACTCGCTTGAGTCCACCGCTTTCGGCGACACTGGACACCGCTTCACAGCTGGTCTTCAGAACGTCGAAGTCTCGATGACTTTGTTCCTCAGCTATGGCGCTTCAGAAGTTGAAGCAATCCTCAACTCTTGCGTGGGCACAGGTTCAACCGTGTTGACCATCTCCCCATCAGGAACCACTGAATCAGCCTCTAACCCTGAGTACATCATCACCAACTGCATGCTCTCTGACTTCACCCCAATCAACTCAACCGTGGGCGAACTTGCCACCGTTGAGGTCACCTTCACAGGTGGCACATGGGTTCGTGACGTAACCGCACCGTAAACCCGTAAACCTTCAGGAGAAACAAAATGAAGATCACACTCGCAGTCGAGCAGACTGACGGCCTCACATATCAGGTCACCACCAATCTGTTCTCCATCGTGGCACTAGAGAGAAAGTTCAAGATTCGCGCTTCAGAACTTTCCTCCGGTGTCGCAATGGAACACCTCGCCTTCCTAGCCTTCGAAGGCGCAAAGCAAAGCGGCATCACCGTCCCAGCAGTCTTTGATGATTACATCAAGCGCCTTGTGTCGGTTGACGTTGTAGGTGAGGACGCTGCAAACCCTACGGACGAGGCAGTTACCTCCGAACCATCTGCGAGTTAGCAGTTGAGACGGGTTTCTGGCCTCACCAAATCCCATTCGATACACAAGAGCTGCACACCATGTTGGATGTGCTGAAGCAGAGAGCAAAGGAGAGCAAGCGTGCCCGTTAGCAATGACATCAGCGTTTTAGGCATTAACGAAGCAATCCGATCTCTTAACAAGATTGAGCCCGGGCTTCGTAAGGAGTTCAACAACGAGGCTCGCGCTATTGCTGCCCCAGCGACTGAGGCTGTGCGCTCTGCGTATCGCTTTGTTCCGTTGTCGGGTATGAACCGCACTTGGGCTGGCCCAGCGGTTAAAGGTCGCAAGGTGTTTCCTTGGAATCTTGACAAGGCTCGCAAAGGCGTGGACGTGGTGTTTAACACTGACCGCCGTTCCTTGGGCACTATCAACATTGTGCAGCGTGACACTGGTACCGCCATTTTTGAGACTGCTGGACGCAAGAACTCAAACCCTCTAGGCGATGCGCTTGGGCCTATTCAGCCTGGTCGTACTCGAGTTATCGGCCCTGTTGTTTACAGCAAGGTTGAAGAGATCACAGCCGTGATGGAGAAGTTTGCTATCAGCATTGTCCAGCGCGTAAACCGAGAGTTGAAGAACTAATGCTTTCTATCCCAATTGTTTCTTCCTTTGATGGCTCAGGTATTGAGAAGGCTAAGAAAGAGTTTGCCCAACTTGACGGTGCAGCTGCTAAGACCAAGTTTGCGTTCAAGAAAGCTTTGATTCCTGCTACTGCTGCGGTTGCTGGTTTGGGCGCTGCATTGTTTGACGCTGGCAAGGGCGCTATCGAGGACGCTGCAGCACAGGACGTTCTCGCTGCTGCCATTAAGCGCAACACCACAGCTACTGACATGCAGATCCAAGCAAACGAGGATTGGATTAGCACTCAGGGCAAGTTGCTTGGTGTCACGGATGACGAACTTCGCCCCGCGATAGCGAAACTTGCTACCCAGACGGGTGATTTAAAGAAAGCCCAAGAGGGTGCTTCGCTGGCAATGGACATTGCTGCAGCTACTGGCAAGCCTCTCTCAGCGGTCACAGACGCGCTTGCGAAGGCTTATGGCGGTAACACCAAGGCGCTGGCAAAGTTAGATCCGAAACTTAAAGGTCTCATCACGGATGGCCTTGACGCTGAGGGCGCTATGTCGGTGCTGGCAGACACTTTCGGTGGTGCTGCAACGACCAAGGCAAACACGGCTGAGGGACAGTTTCAACGTCTGTCAGTATCGCTTGCTGAGACTAAAGAAACCATCGGTGCAGCTCTTTTGCCGATAATCGAAAAAGTGCTTCCCTACCTGACCAAGTTGGGCGATTGGGCTGCAAACAACACTGGAGCCTTCCTGACTATTGCCGGTGTAATCGGCGGTATCGCAGCTGCTGTTCTTATCGTAAACGGAGCAATTGCTGCATGGACTGCCATCACCACTGCGGCAACCGCTGTGCAGGCTGCGTTTAACGCGGTCTTAGCGCTCAACCCAATCACGCTCATTGTCCTCGGTATCGGGCTTCTCATTGCTGCGCTGGTCGCTGCCTATTTCAAGTTTGAAGGTTTCCGCAAGGTTGTCGACTCTGTCTTCAAGTTCATCGGCAATGCCGTCTCAGGATCTATAGACCTAATTAAGAGCTACTTCACTGGTGTACTTGGTTTCTACAAGGCAATGTTTAATGGCATCGCTTCGCTGTGGAATAACACTTTCGGCAAGTTGTCTTTCAGGATTCCGTCTTTTGTGCCGGGCATCGGTGGCAAGGGCTTTGATGTGCCCAATATCCCGATGCTCGCTGAGGGTGGCATTATTTCGCAGGCGACTCTAGCCGTGGTGGGCGAGTCTGGCCCTGAGGCTGTAATCCCTCTTGACCGTATGGGCGAGTTCGGCATGGGAGGCGGAGGCGGTGTGACCATCAATGTGCAGGGTGGAGATCCTCAAGCCGTGGTTGACGCTTTGACACGCTGGTATCGCCAAAATGGGCCTTTGCCAGTAAAGGTTGCTTAATGGCTGTTCCTGCTTACGAACTAACCGTAAACGGCAACAGCGTTAGCAACGTCCAAGGTTTTACGTTTACAAAGGGTCGCACAAAGATAAGTGACCCGTTGCGCGCTGGCACTGGCGTTATTAGCGGTCGACGACCTGATCTGTTGCCAACAATTACGGTAGGGCAAACCGCAATCCTTGTCATTCGTCCTGCTGGCACTGGAGAACTTGGGTATGCGTTTGCGTGGCGTGTCGCTGACCTTCGCATTATTTACGGCGTAACAAGTGCATACGACGAATGGGAACTCGACATTGAAGACACGTTTGCGTTGCTTGGTCGTGGCGACGTGTCAACTTCGTGGGCTGACGGTGACCCTGTTTCTACAGCGATTTTTAATGTCACCGACGAGTACGGCATTGGCTTAACCGTTGCTATTGCTACTAAGTCTCTTGTTTCGGCTCAGACCGTTACAAACCAAAACGGGCTTGACGTGCTTTCGCAGCTGGCAATTACTGAGCAGGCTCGTTTTACAACTCAAAGCCCAGCAGGGCCTGATTTCATCACCCTGTATGGGCGTGGCTGGCAAACACAGCTCACAACGTATGACGCTTCTGATGACAACACAGGCACTAACCCTCTTGTTTACACGGCTTTGGACTTTGCTGGTTTGGCTGACAACTATGCGAACAAGGTGATTGTCAACCCTGAGGGGTTAGCGCAGCAAACATCTGGTAGTGGCAATTATTCAATATCGGTGCCGTCGTATAGCCGTAACACTAATGACGCTTCAAACCTTGCGTCTTTCCTTGTGGGTGTTTACAGCCAACAGTCCGGGCAGCCGTCTCGTATTAGTTTGAAAATTTCTGCACAAA